GCTGAAAGAGCACTCAAAGAGCGAGATCGGCAAGATTCAGAAAAGCGAGCGCAAGAGCAACAGGCGAAGGTCGTACAGACTTGGACCAAACGGCTCGAGGCGGCAAAGGCTGAGATTGATGATTTTGATGAGATGGTGGCGTCAAGCGATATTGTTGTGCCGAATCACATTCGGGACGCAATATTAGAGTCAGACGTGGGACCACAAATCCTGTATCACCTTGCATCAAATCAAGATCAAGCCAGAACCTTTAATGATATGTCGGCAGCGCAAGCTCTGAGGGCTATTGGCAAGCTAGAAGCAAAGTTTGAGAAATCTGAAACTAGCAAACCTGAGCGATCTGTGGTAAAAAGCAAGGCACCAGCCCCGATTAACCCTATCAAGTCAAGCAACGCAACCGCTGATAATCTTGTGAATTCCAAAGGGGAGTTTCATGGGACTTACGCAGCATGGAAAGCGGCTAGACAAGCCGGCAAGATCAGGTAAACAGATTTAATGCGTCTATGACGCGAAGGAAATAAAATGGCAAATACCTTACTTACGATTAGTAAGATCACTAATGAAGCTCTTATGGTTCTGGAGAACGAACTTACGTTCACCGGAGAAGTAAACCGTGAGTATGATGATCAATTTTCTATATCAGGGGCCAAAATCGGGGCCACGGTCAATGTCCGTAAACCAGCACGGTTTATCGGAACCACGGGACCCGCACTCTCTGTCGAGGACTTCAACGAGACGAGCATTCCCGTCACGCTGAATACCCAATTCCACGTTGATACGCAATTCTCAACCGCGGATCTGGCTCTTTCGCTGGATATGTTCTCGGATCGCGTGATCAAACCTGGCGTTGCTGCTATCGCCAACAAGATCGACCGTGACGGTTTGGTTTTGGCTAAAAACAACATCGCTAACATCGTCGGCACTGCTGGCGTACCACCTACCTCGTTGCTGACCTACCTGACCGGCCAGGCTTATCTGGACTCAGAAGGAGCACCACGCGACGGTCGCCGTGCTTGCATCGTCGAGCCATTCACGTCTGCAACCATCGTTGATTCGCTCAAGGGCTTGTTTATGCCTTCGGCAAAGATCAGCGAGCAGTACGAGAAAGGAATGATGGGGACTGACTCGGCTGGTATGCGCTGGAAGATGGACCAGAACGTTGTATCGCAGACGTTTGGTTCCTACGCTGGTGCAACCCTGTCGACCAACACCGCAACCTTCACCGGCTCGTTGACGTCTGGTTGGGCATCGTCATCGACGATCACCATTGCAGCAGCTTCGGCAGCAGCACCGATCCAGCAAGGCGACGTGATCACCATCGCTAACGTCTACGCGGTCAACCCGCAGAACCGTCAGCCATATGGCACGAACCGTCTGCGTAACTTCGTTGTTACCAGCGCTGTGACCATTAGCTCAGGTGGCTCGGCATCGGTTACGGTTTCTCCTGCAATCATCACCGCTGGTCAATTCCAGAACGTGTTTGTTTCGGCTACCAGCAGCTCGGCTGTTGTTACCCCGTTCAACAACACCGGCACCGTTAGCCCACAAAACATTATTCTCCACCGCAATTGCGAAACATTGGCTTGCGCCGATTTAGAATTGCCAATGGGGGTCGTATTTGCTGGACGTGCATCGGACAAAGAACTCGGCTTGTCCATTCGTGTTTGTAGGCAGTATACAATCAATAACGACAGTATTCCTTGCCGTCTTGATGTGCTCTACGGTTGGGCGATGCTCTACCCAGAGCTGGGTTGCCGAGTTGCGGCTTAATCAATAAAGATTTAAGGAATTAATCATGGCGAATCCGGGACCCGCAACTACCGTTGCCAATCATCCACAGGTGCTTGGTTCAAACCAGGCTCTGCGTTTGTTGGCGTCTTTCCAATCAGTCAGCCTAGCAGTGACGGGTGACACCGTTCTGCCAGTGCTTAACACAAGCAGCTACAGCGTTTCTAACGTCATCGTTACCAACGCTTCGGCAAACTTGAGCACAGCAACTGTCCCTTTTGCCGGTGTCTTTCCAGCGCCTGGCGCAAGCGGCACCGCAATCGTTGCCAATGCAACGCTCAGCGCATTGACCAGCGCCACGGTCGTGTCGCAGCGAACTGTAGCGTCTACGGCAGCTCAAACGGGTCAGAACCTGTACTTTAACGTCGGCACGGCAGCGTCTTATCCTGCTACCGTTGACGTGTTTGTGTACGGCTACGATCTCACGTTCCAGCCCTAATCTGGGCAGCAAGATGAAGAAGCCGATCTCCAAAGGGTCGGCTTTTTCTCTTTAATTTTGGAATAGAAAATGGCACAGACGAATCAGGTCAATACCGTCACGTCGCAGAACGTGGTTCCCGTTGGCGCAACTTACGACGAGAACGGAAATTTTATTACTCTGGTTGGCAATGGTGGCCAGCCAATCAGCTCGGGCGGCGCACCGTCAACCGATACCTATGTGGTGCTTTCAGCATCAGCAAGTTTGCCAAACGATCGGGTTCTGACAGCCGGCAGCAACATTACGATCACCGATGGCGGCGCAGGTAGCACAGTCACTATTGCATCAACTGCGGGTGGCGTTTCTAACGTCGCAACGGGTACAGGGCTAACTGGTGGTCCGATCACGTCGACCGGCACGATTGCGCTGGCGAATACTGCTGTCACCGCTGGAACCTACGGCACGTCTATCGGCATTCCGCAGATTACGGTTGACGCTCAAGGGCGCATTACTTCTGCTAGCACGATTGCAACAACCAGCAATAGCTACCAAGGGACGTGGAATGCCTCAACCAACACGCCAACGCTGACCTCGAGCGTAGGTACGCTTGGTTATTACTATGTTGTTTCAACGGCTGGCTCGACTAACCTAAACGGCATCACGTCTTGGGCCGTTGGCGACTGGGCAATCTTTCAGGGCAGCACGTGGCAAAAGGTTGCGGCGTCAGGCTCTAGCGCGTTTAGCACGCTGACTGTGACGGGTTTGACTGGTTATATGTACGCTAACGGCGCAAGCGCTGTAACGGCTGCAACGACAATCCCTAATGCTGGATTGGCCAATTCTTCGGTGACAGTTGGATCAACTGCGATCTCGCTTGGCGCGACTGCTGCAACGATTGCTGGCTTGACATTGACCAGCCCGACGATGACCACGCCAACGCTCGGCACGCCGGCAAGCGTAACGCTAACCAATGCAACGGGTTTGCCGTTGACGACAGGCATCACGGGCAATTTGCCGGTGACAAACCTCAACAGCGGAACCAGCGCATCTAGCACTACCTTTTGGCGCGGTGACGGAACCTGGGCGACGCCAGCGGCAAGCGCTGGAACGGTTACGTCGGTTAACGTGGCAGGTGGCACAACTGGTTTGTCAACAACCGGCGGTCCAATTACCACGTCAGGCACCATTACGCTGACGGGTACATTGGCTGTTGCCAACGGTGGTACAGGCGTCACAACCGGCACCGGTACGGGCAACGTGGTTCTGTCGACCAGCCCAACGCTAACGACTCCGGTTTTGGGGACGCCGACGAGCGTCACGCTGACAAACGCGACTGGCTTGCCATTGTCCACGGGCGTCACCGGCAACTTGCCTGTATCTAACCTAAATGGCGGCACTAGCGCATCGTCTAGCACGTTCTGGCGTGGTGATGGCACTTGGGCGTCGCCGTCTGGTTCTGGCACCGTGACAAGCGTTGGATTGAGTGCGCCGAGCATTTTCACGGTTACCAATAGCCCGGTAACGACAAGCGGAACATTAACGCTGTCGTATTCAGGCACGGCGTTGCCGGTGGCGAATGGCGGCACAAATGCGACGTCAGCCAGCATCACGGCGTTCAATAACATCACGGGTTATTCCGCGTCTGGGGCAACTGGTACGACCAGCACAAATATTGTGTTTAGCACCAGTCCCGCGATCACGACGGCGACGATGACCAACCCAACGGTCACCAACTACGTCGAGACGTTGTACTCCGCTAATACCAGCACGGCGATCACGGTGGACTTGACTAACGGAACAGTTCAAAACCTGACGCTGACGGGAAATGCAACAATCACAATGCCGACTGCGGTTGCTGGCAAGTCATTCATTATCATCTTGTCG